GGTCATCAATACCTTCCATTGGGGCTGGCCCGCCAGGGCCACCACCGCCTGGGCCACCTGCTGCGAGCATCTGCTGCTGTACGGCTTGCGCTTCAATTTCTAGTTCCTTGTCGGACTTCAATACTTCGTCCGGATTTATGTCCATACTCTTTGCAATCTCCGTAAGCAACTCCTTACGTTTTACAATGGCAACGTCCATCGGATTGCTGATTAGTGACAGAAATTGCAGAAGACGCTGCGAGCGAACTTCACGTTGAATAAGCGAAGTAGAGCCACGCGCGACGATCTTGAGATCGCCTTTCGCCTTTTCGTTGTCACTCCACTCCATGTTCCAGTGATACAGCGCCTGGATTAAGGGAATGATGAGAAAGTCGTCGACGTTCTTCAGTGTAGATTTCAGCGACACGTTCGCGTTGCCCATGAGAATGGACATACCAGTGGCCGTCTTGTTCATCGACTGGCCCTGATCGCCGTGCGTGTATGACGGCAGCGATGTCGTTTCATCTGCGAACTTGCGGAATAGTTCGATGATGTTGATGATCCCGCCGGTATTGGCAATCGGCTGATTGAAGCGAACAGCCGGCGCAGTCGGATCGCCGCCACTACGCAAGAACACGCGCCATGGGTGAATGTCTCGCGGGTCTTCGCCGGCCTCGAGGAAGTCCGTGTTGACCTCTACGAGCGGGCCGGAAGCAATAGCGGCGTTGTCGATGAAGATGCGAGTGGCAGCGTTCATGGTCTGCTGCGAGTCGCGCATCATCCTGGGAACGCCCGTACCCCAGAACTGGTGAGGGTTACGCTCATACGGGAAGCAGTTGTACGGGATGCGACCGTCCGGAATGGGGTTGAGGGTGGCGCGAACAACCCTGCCGCTGCAAATCCATACGTTTGCGTCGTACTCGTCGTCCTCTTCCGAGTCCTTGGGGAGTTCAACGCCGGCATCAACGAGGTCTGTGCCGTTGATAGAACCCCAGTACTCGAGAACCTCGAACCGATTGTTCGGACCGGACTGAAGTCTGATGTGCGCGGCCTCGCGGCGGATGCGCTCATGGTCTTCCTCGACGTAGTTCCCTCGCGGGGAGTCGGTCAGAATCTCGATGATCGCGTCACCATCAAAGCCATCCAGGTCTTTCAGGTCGCGGAACTGACGGCGCGTAAGAACATGGCGGCGGAACAGGCCGTGCAGGTCCGTGTTCGACGTGGCGTATGGGTCAGGGTAAATATCGAAGATAGAAACAGATTCGATATCCGGCTTCACCCGCTCGATAACCATCAGGGCGTGGGTCTGGACCCCGTTAACGAGGGAACGCTTCCATCGCTTCTGGCGGTCGATGCGGATCGTGCCACCCTTGATGCAGCCAGTGCCGAAGATCACCGACTCCATGATGGCTTCTTTGATCTTCTGCTCCGCGCTGGCTTCTTGCAGCTGGTCACCGATAAGCAAAGACATCTCTTCGGAGGCGAGTCTGGCGCGGCGCTTGACCTCTTCTCGCACTTCGTCTGTCAGTTCGTCCTTACGCTCGTTGATGATGTCCATCACCTGCGTAGGAGCAACAGCACCGCTGACCGCCATTACCTCTGCGGTCGCATTCTTGGTGATCTCCGCCATCTCGAGCGGGTCGAGTTCTGGAATCGGGGTCGGCTCAATGCCGAAGAAGTTCTGACCAGGCTGGAACAGCAGGTCGACCATGCGGGAAAACGCGGCCATGACCTTGGTGCGGGTCAAGCCGACAAAAATCTTCGAGCGTGATCCGGTCAGTTTGGCGAGCGTATCGGGGTCGTACTGCCCAAGAAACTGCCGGAAGCTTGATAACCATTCGTCCTCATTGTCCTTGCGAGCATCTTTGTACTCGCGGAACAGGGACTGAAGTCGCGGACCAAGGCCTTGATAGTCCTCAAGGTCTTCGTCTATGACTTTATTTTCGACTACTTCTCCATTGTTTTCGTCTTCAAGGTCGTCCTCGAACATCAATACCCCACAACATCATCGAACGGTTTATACCCTACAGCGTTCTTCGTAGTGCGACGATTACGCGGCATGGTATTCAACCCGAAGAGTGCGATTGCGTATGACATCACACGGTCGTCATAGCAACCTGACTTTGCATTAGTGAACCCTTTGTCGTCGATAACGTAATTGCGGAGTTCTTTTACAAGTTCTTGGTCCGCAATACCACTATCCCTCTTACGAAGAAGCGCCGCAAGGTTGTCGATGATCAACGGCTTGGTCTTGCTGCTGGTGTAAAACCCTGCGCGCTTAGTCATTTTGTCTGCGTACGCATCATCGACTGTGTGTTCGACATATAAGTTCGGGTAACCTAAGTCCTGCATCCGACGAATTGTGGTCAGGCCGTGGTTGTTTCGCTCCGGTATCACGTAGGCGCGGTTGAACTTCTTGCCCAGGTGCGCCATCTGATCGCCGAGTTCGTATGGGTCGATGTGCAAACGCCATGACGCAACCTGCCGGCCCAGTGAATCGAGTACCTGTGCGACCGTATAGTCCCCGTGTGCGAGGCCTTCCGCCACGTCGACCCCGATGCAATACCGCTCTTCAGGGTCAACGCCCTTGATCCACTGCTTATAAGACCCTTCGGTGTGCGGTGTGACGGTGCCGTCCTTGAAGCTTCCCTCCACGTAAGGCGTGTAGCAGTCACGATCTGCGTCCATGAGGCAGTCTTCTTCGACGAATGCTCGCCCAGAGAAGAGGAACGCCTCCTCCGGGGTGCATGGGTATTCCTGCTTGAAAAGGTCCGTTGATCCGAGTTCGTCGATCTTTGACCGACGCCAGTTCAGCTGTTCGCTGGACAGCGAGAAGGTGAGAGCAAGCTTCTCCTCCTCCTTTGTGCGGGTGAAGTACGGGTCGATCTTCTTGGCGTACTCTGGCAGCCAGTACCAGGGGATGAAGATGACGATCCAGTCACTCTCCTTTCGGAGCGCCTTCATCACCTGTTCGTAAAACCACCCGCCCGCACCATTGGCGGTGGACTCGACGATCACTTCACTGCCTTCCGCCGGAACGGACTGAAGAAGACCGGACACGATTTCACCGCTATTCGGGTAGAACGCGGCCTCGGAGGCGTGGACGTACTTGTTGGTCATGCCGCGCCCGATGTTTGTCGAGCGCGCGGTGCCGATTCGGTACTGGGAGTTCAGTCCGTCGAACACCATTGTGGTGGTCGTCGACGTAGAAAGCGGCGGCTTGAATACGCTGTGCGCTGCGTTGTCGTAGAACGAGCGAACCATGCGAAAGATCGCGGTGGTCGATTCCGCCAGGTGAGACAGCACGAAGGCGTTGGCGTTCTTGGTCTTCGTGACCTTCCAAAAGAAGCGGCCTTCGACGTAGGTCGAGATACCCATCTGCCGGCCCTTGATGACCAGGGCGCGAATACGGCCAGTCTCAGCCAGCTGCCGCTCCAGCTGCTCATGCAGGATTAGCTGTCCACGGTTCAACCTGAACGGGATGACCTCCCCTTGCTTGCTGACGATCCGCAGGACGTTTTTGGCGTACAGAGGGAAGCTGGCTATAAGCTTCTTGATTACCTCTACTTCCACAGACCCATTCCCTTAGCAATTTTCACCGCCCACTTGCCCAGTTCTTCGTCGCTGAGGCGCATCCTCATGATGTTGACCAGCGAGCAAACAAGGCGGATGTTTTCAACCTCGTACCCAACGTCCGGATTTACGCGGTCGATAGATGCGTTCGTGTGCGGCGTTTCTTCGCTGTGCGTTAAGGCAACTCCGGAGATTGCGCAACGACCGGACTGCTCCTCATAGACCATCATCACATCATCGAGGGTGATGTTAAAGGTGATAGCGCGCTTGCCTCGTATTCTGGTGCGGCGCGTGGCATGGCGAAGTTTCTGCGCCAGGTAGTGTTCAATTGACTGGTGGATGTACGTTGCTTGCCGGTTAGGCTTCCAGCAACTCAGGCAGGAGGCAGAGTGCCGACCAGTTCGCGCGTTATAGCGGAACTGGTCGAGCGGCTTCTCTTGACCACATCGGGTGCAACAATACGGCACCCGCCCCGGTTATTTCTTCTTTGGCTTGCAAGCCGACTTCATGGAGGCCTTCGCCTTCGGAGCGGCCTTAGCGCCCTTCTTGGCTTCCATCTTCTCTTCCATCTTCGATTCCTTGCCCATGAACGGCATCATCTGCTTCTTCATTTCACGTCTCCACACGCGGCGATGGCCGCTTTTAGTTGCCCTTCGTACCCTCGACGGAGTTCTCGCTCCGCAAGTAGCACCTGTACACGCTCAAATAGACCGGCATCCGCTTCTACTGTGGGGAAGTCCGGCTCCTTGATCGTCTCCGTGACACACGGAACTGGGATTGGCATCCGGATCACTTTCGCCTGGGGCGTGACACAGCCTGCCAAAAAAATAAGCGGGAGAAACAGAACCCGCTTCACTGGTATTTCCTTAGCAGACTGAGCGCCGCCACACACTCATCATCTGCGACCGGCTTCTCTACTAGGATGCGTTGCGCTTTCACGTTGTGATGCTTGGCGTCAAGCGATGCTTTACGCAAGGCTTCCTTCGCCATCACTCCACGACGTTGTGCGTCAGCGGCCCACTCCATAATGGCCACGTTCTGCTGCTCGACGCGATGCTCAAGGTCAACGACCATCAGCTTCTCTCGAGCCAGGTCGCGTTCGACAGAGGTCTTGGCGTACCAGACCCACATGAAGGCCACGACGACAATGCCCGTTAGAAAAAATCGGCGGAATTTCCAACACCACCTGATGACCTCAATCATCGCCATCGACTTCCACCTTTACC